TGCCGCCGCGCCCGCCGCCACCCCAACCGGGTAACCCCCACTGATGACTAACTATGCCGGCTTCCGGAAGTCTTCCGACATCATCGATTGGATTCGATCGGTGCCCGGTCAGTATTTCCTGAAGCAGATCGACGAGCGCGTGGAGGCAGCCCACGAAAACCTACTCGCAACGTGCAGCAAGTCGACCGACCCCAAGGTCACGGCGGCCGCCACGTTGTGGAACGAACTGACCACGTTAGCCGCGTTCTTTAGGAACGCTCACAAGGACCGAGCGAATGAATGACCTCACCGACACGAACGGCGTCGCGCTACCAAAAGTAGACAGCAGCATCTTGGACGCGCGCGAACGCGAGCAGGCCGAACGCCGCTCAGCCGTCATGCGGAAGCGTATGTCGCCACCAGGCGAGCTCGGTCTCGGCCGGCTGCTCGACGAGCGCCGGCTCGAGTACGGCATCACGGACGGCGCGTTCAGCAGACAAGCCGTGTTTGATCGCGTCTTCATCTGGCAAATCCCCATGCAGAAGGGCGACAAGTTCGAATCGGACTCGCTCATCCACATGCCGGAATCGGTACAGCAACGCGAGAAGTCCCGCGCCCCACAAGGCATCCTCGTTAGCGCTGGGCTCCGTGCGCTCGACCAGCTCCGCTCGCACGGCATCGACCTCGGGCACAAGGTGCTCTTTTGCCATGCTGCCCCCTACCATATTCGCTACGACTCGGTGCTCGGGCTCGAACAGCACCTGATTATCCTGCTCGCGGGCGACATCATCGGGAGCGAAGACCTCGCCACGAATCTCAAGAACCGGCAAGTGCGCCACCTCGCGCGCCGTAACGAGACGAGCGTGGAGCACACCTTCATCGACGAGAACGGTAAACCCTGGCTGCCGGCAGACGCCTGGCGCGCGGAGCATGAATAATGGCGCGCGTACCAGCAAGGATTCAGTGGATGCACGCGCGCTGTGTCTACATTCGCGAGCTTCAGGCGGAGGGCGAGAAGCCAGAAGAAATCGTTCGGATCCTGTCTTGTGATCCAGTGCAAGTGCGCCTCTTGGGCATGACCGAGCCAGAGTCGATCTTGGGGCCGTGGCGCGCTGAAAAAGCGCAGAAAGAAGCTGAGTAATGGCTGGACTAGACGATACCGACCAAGAAGAAGCAGCAGTAGGCAAACACCTCAGCGGCATGCGCGAACGCATGGCAGGCGCCAAAGACATCGATACCGACGAGGTATCCGTCGAGGTGCCCGAAGGCGAAGAAGAGGACGACGACGAGTCCGAAGTGGCGCCGAACCGCCGCGAGAAACGCGCAGGCCGCACGACCGCCCGCGAGCGCGCGGCTGCCGCCGAAGCCGAAGCCAAGGTGCTTCGCGAGCAGCTTGCCGAGCGCAACCGCCCGGTGCCCGGCAACGGGCCCACGCCCATCTCCAGCACGGCCGAAGTCGACCGCCGGATCCGTTCGACCTACGCTGAGCTCCAGCGGCTCGAAGACGACTACACCCGCGCTCAGCAGACGCGCACGCTCACGGCCGAAAGAGAGGCCGAGATGCGCGAACGCGCCATCGAGCTCGACGTGCAGAAGTCGACGCTGGCCGCCGAACGCCGCGACATCCTGAACGCCCCTCGCCGTCGGCAGGATGAACTCAGGAACCAGCTCGAACGCGAGAATGCCGACGTGTACGGCGACCCGCGCGCGTTGCAGTTCGCCGCTGGCCGCGTGAACCAGCTCATGGCCGAGGGCAGGAAGGACTCGAAGGAGCTGCACGACGAGGTGATGGAAGAGACGCGGCGCCGCATTTTGGGCAAGCGCCCCAAGCCCGACGCCATCGAACGCCAGCGCGCAACGGGCTTGTCGACAGGCCCTCGCGCGGCGTCGCCCACTGCGGGCCGCACGATCCCAATGCCGCGGGGCAGCCACTATTACAAGATGGCCGTGAGCATGTACCCAGAACTCGACGCTGGCGCGGCGTGTCAGAAATGGGCGCAAACCGTGGGGAAAAAGCTCTTGGCGAAGGCTTCCGGATGAGCCAATTCAAGCTGTACCGCCGCCGCCAGATCGCCGAGCTCCGCTCGTACGACCCCGGCGAACCACTCCCCGGGGTGAGCGTTTCGGAGGAGGATCGGAAGGCCGGCTCACCCAAGCCGGGCGACATGATCGCCCGCAACCCCAAGAACCACGACGACCAGTGGCTCGTGGCAGCGGCGTATTTCGCCGACAATTTCGCGCCATTGGAACTGTAGGTAGGACATCGTTTGACAGAGACGTGGCGCCCTGCATAATCGGCTCATCGGCGCCACGCTTAGCCAGCGGACGCTTTGACGGCTCCAGCGATTCCCGTCGCTGCTGTCTGAACCTCCAGGGAGACCCCACCAGTCGGCAAGGTGGAGAACCTGGAGATTCGTGTCGTCAAATCACGTCATCAAGAGCAGGACTCCCGCTGTCCCGGCTCGCAAAGACCCGCCTCCGCGCGAGGTCGATCGCAGCCTTCAGCAGGGACAAATTCGGGGCGGTGACCCGAGCAAACACTACGTCTGGGCCTACAAGGTAGGACTCGGCGGCGTCGGCTACTACGAGAACCTCGGCTACGACATCGAGGTCAAGCGCCCGGGTGGGCCGTACTGCACCTCGCTACGCAGAAGCGTTGGCGATGGATCGCCCATCGAGTGGCAAGACAACTTGCTCATGTCGATCGACAAGACGGAGCTCGCAGCCCAAGAGGCGCTTGGCCAGCTCGAAGTCGATGCGATGGAGCGCCGCATTCTTTCGCCCAGCAGCGTCGTCGACGGCCTCCGCGGCATTCAAGGCACGCGCGGCCGCTCGAACAACGCCGTTATTTCGCTCGAAAACGAAACCTCCGACAACACCATTTCGCTCGGCTGAGGAACCATGGACAACGTAAAACGATACGGGTTTCGCTGGGCACGTGGCTACAACCGCAACTCGCACCCTGACGTGTTCGAGATGCCGGTCGCCTCGGGCGCGAACTTCACGGTGTCGGGCTTCGGCACGAACCTCAATCTGAACGTCGGCGACCCCGTGCGCATCGCCGCTGACGGCACGGTCGCGCTCGCAGGCGGCAACGAGAACGCAGCCACCTCGCAGCCGGCTTGGGGCGTCGTTATGGGCATGGGTGGTCAGGGCTACTTCAACGGTGCACGCATGGTGCGCTCGCCCGTGCTGCCGTCCGGCGTGTCGTACGGCGCGAATATCGAGCGGCAGTCGAAGGTACTCGTTACGCCCTTCTCCGAAGGCATTTGGGAGATCGATGTCAACGACATCGTGACGGCGACCACGCTGCTTACGTACCAGGCTCTCGTCGGCGAGAACTGCGACCACCAGCTGGCCGCTGCTGCCGCGACCGCGCCGGCCTTCAGCGCGAACCCCGTGCTCGCCATCGCGTCGCACAACCCGGCGACTGCGACACTGTCCATGCGCATCTTCGGCGTCTCGCAGACGTTCGAGAACCAGGACTTCGCCGGCCAGTGGGTGAAGATGCTCGTCACCGTGAACAAGGGCGCGGAAGCGTTCTACACGAACGTGGGGACGTAATGGTCTGGGAGCGCAAGAGCAAGGCGCACCACGAACCGCCAGTGGTCGAGGAGGCGATCGAAGAGATCGCCTTCACCGACTGGCCGGAAACTACACCCGACGAGCCAACGCTCGTCGAGGAGACGCCGGACCCGCGCGAAGAAGGCGCTGCGCCGGTAGACACATACGTCCCCCGCCCTAGGCGCGAAGTCGCGCCCCCGGAGATTTAGCCATGCCCGCAGGCATTCCCGTCTTTACCAGTACCATCTCGGACGGCCTCAAGCTGACCTTGGATGAGGTCGTCGACGACAACCTCACCACCTACAAGTCGAAGCTCATCATGCCCAAGTGGATGAAGCAGTCGAACATGGAGGACAACTACGAGGACGACCTCGAGATGGCCGGCCCTGGGCTCGCTGCTGAAAAGAGCGAAGGCGCCGAAATGCAGGCGGGCGGCATCCAAGAAGGAGCCCTCACCCGCTACAACTCGCGCACGTTCGCACTCAAGCTCATCGTCACCGAAGAGGCGGCGGAAGACTCCAAGTACCCGGCGATCATCCAAGCCGGCGCTCGTCTACCGCGTGCGATGTACAAGACCGTCGACATCGACGCGACGAACATCCTGGCTCGTGCCACGAACCCGCTCTACACGGGCGGCGACGGCGTGGCGCTCGCGAGCGCCGTTCACCCCTTGCCGGGTGGCGGCACGTTCTCGAACCTGATGAGCACGCCCATGAGCCCGAGCCGCATCGCAGTCGCGACGGCCCGCACGCAAATGAGCAAGTTCGCTGGCCACGACAGCATCATCGAAGGTGTCGAGCCGGTCGCCAACCTTTGCCCGCAAGAGCAATGGTACATCTGGGACGGTCTCAACATGTCGGAGAAGGACCCGACCGCGGGTGCTTTCAACGAAATCAACGTCGTCAAGAACATGGGCCTGAAGACGGTGCCCATCAAGTATTGGACGAACACCACGACCAACTGGGGCCTGCTGTCCGACGCGGACAACGGCTTCAAGTGGAAGTGGCGCAAGAAGCCGAACACGCGCAGCTGGGTCGACAACGACCAGCTCTTGCTGAAGTACGGCATCTACGCGCGCTGGTCGCGCGGCTGGTCCGACCCGCGCTGCATCCTGTTCGTGGCTGCGTGAAGGAGTAGGCCATGCCCGGAATTTCGCTCCTCGACGCACAGCAAATCTACTCGAACAACGGGCTTCGTACGCAGTACGGGCTCATTCTGCCGGCGGGTTCCCGGGTCGCGGCGTACGTGCGCTCGACGGGGATCCAAAACGGCGACGACTCCTTCCTGGCCTCGAACCTCGTGCAAAAGCTGGCGGACGCGCTCCCCCGCGTGCGCCCGGGTTTCGGCGATTTCGTGATCGTCCTGCCGGGTCACAAGGAAGACGTGACCGACGCTGTGACCTTCTCGACGGCGCTCCCGCCCGGCGTGAAGATCGTGGGCGTCGGCCGCGGCTCGAACATGCCGCAGTTCACTTGGACCTCGGCGAGCGCGCAGCTGAACATCTCGCAGAACGACGTGCTCATCACGGGCATGCGCTTTCTGCTCGCTGGCACGCCAACGGCTCCCGTCAACGCAGCGCAGGCCATCAACATCTCGGCCAACGATTGCGGCTTCACCTTCAACGAGGTGGAGCTCGGCAACACGGTAGCAAACGCGACCATCGGTGTCGGCATCACCGGTACGGCTGCTCGCTTCGATGTGAGCGGCAACGCCTTCCGTGGCTGGGGCACAGCGCCCGCGTCTGCGTCCATCGTGGTCAACACGACGGGCTTCGACGGCATCATCTCCCAAAACCGGATTTTCGCTGGCGCGTCCACCGCACAGGGCAACATCGCCGTCATCGCTGGCGCTCAGCGCTTGGCGATCGACGACAACGAAATCCTGAACATCACGAATGGTAGCGTCGCTGGCATCAGCTATGCGAACATCCTCATCACGGGCGTGTGCTCGGGCAACCGCATCGCAGTCGCTGCCCCCGGCGCTGTAGTTCCGGGGGTCACCGGCATTACGGTGGGCGGGCTCAACAACCTGACGGCGTTCTTCAACAACCTCGCCGTCAACGACCCGAACAAGAGCGGTTTCTTGGTGCCGGCCGCCGACACCTGAACCGCTAACGGGGCTCCGGCTGGAGCTGGTGCCCGGAAGGAGCCCCGTGTGAGAACCATTGGACGCCACTGGCCAGTAG